GCTTCTGAGACACCTTCTAATTTTTCATCGCCAAAAGTAACAAGAGAAACATTCTCCTGCCATTCAGTATAATCGGAGCGACCAGTGATGGCCACCCACGCTAACCATGAATACATACGATTCACTTCGGAGTTAATAACAGTGGTTAAGAATTCACCACTTTTATTACCTCTGGAGGTTTCATACACCGACTTGTAGTCAACAACCCACGATCTAACCGACATATCGCCGAGCACATCACGAGCATTTGACCATTTGTCTTTTATCAGGCCGCGTATAATACTGTAAAAAGCATACATACACTGACTGTGCATACGCTTATCATACTGTGTAAAGTCCATATCAAGATAAAGATCATGCTTCAGATGTTTAACAATCTCACCCCACTGGGGGGAGTTAGGGTCGATGCCAATAGCGTGATCTAATCTTAAACCTAAATTCATGTATGCCTCTTTAAAGTTACCAAAAAGACTAGAATCGGCTATGATTTTCTCAACTGGTACGGCGTGGAATACTCGCACTTTGCCATTTTTAACGTGCTTTAACTTAATGCATTGGTCTTTTAGCTTGGAGGCAACTAGAACAACGCTACGAACTCCATTGTTCGCTCGTTCAAGGATAGTATACACTCGCTTGCGAAGCGCGTGTCCTTTCTCATTAACCGACACGTGGCCAGTTAATGGATCAGTGTCGAGCATGTCTTTCTTCAGTTGGCGGTCGGAGCTAGAAGTCCAAGGTAACCCACTACTAGAATTAGTGTAGATTCCCTTAACGTGCTCGTTGGTGGGGTGTCCGTTTATACCGTATTCAAATACAGTGTCCAAATCCTAGGGGGTATCTACAATTTGCATTAACACCCCAAGTTGTTCAACTCTATACTTGACATACTGATCCAAATGTTGTTGGTTAACATCCGGGATAGCTTCAGCCAGTGGGAGAACCTGCTTCATGAGAAGGGATGGCTCGCCCAAGGAGTTCTTCGGTAGTTCGACCTCAATTCGCTCATCATGTGGTGAGAGCGGTGGGGGCGCGGTTGTGACTGTGAAGTCCCAAGGGGCACGCACCCATTTTACGTGTTGCGGTCGGGAGATCGGAACGTTATCATACCGATATTCACCAACAGCCGTGACGGCTGGACCGTCAGGGACGTTGTGTGTCTTCATCGGTGCAATTAATTGCATCCATGTATCTTCTTGGTTCAACCCATGGAGTTCAACAAAATCCTCTCGAACTAAGTAAGCTCCCAATAAGGTTCGTTTAGAAGTACCTGTATAGATACCAATGATACCATTGTTCATTTTCCGAGTAGTAGCCATGATAACGCCACCCGAATCGCCTTTTTGAGGCAACTCGAGAGTGACGGCAAGGCCAGTAATTGTTATGTGTTTACGTTCAAATTGTTGGAGCCCTGCCGAGAACCATCCTTCACTGTACCCTAAAGTACCAGTGATAACTAAATCAGAACGAGGAGCCACCACCATAACTGCTGAACCATTAAGATCCATCAGATCCTTGAAAGGCATAAGATGTGGAGTCAAATCCGGGAAAGGTTGGTACGTCAAATTCTTATGATGTGGAATAAGAGCCTCTGGTCGTAGGGTTGATACGGGTGCCACAGCTTGGTCTACCGGTAATATACGGCAAAATGCAAGATCACGTAAGTTATCAAAACTAGTGACTTGTGCCACTTGATAGCGGCCGCTGGTTTCGCCGCGTCGTCTGACCAGCACAATACCATCTTTGCAGGTGATATGTGCGTTGCAGATAACAGTGGTTCCACTGCCTAAGCCAAAGCCATGGCACACAGATGTTGGGGAGACTATCCCAGTAACGGCCACTTCGAACCTGTTGCGCACAGATTTTATGTCTACGTGTAGGCCATGTTGAATGATCGAGTCAACTGATTGTGTGGGTTCGCATCCTTGAAGCACTGCAACAAAGGCTTCAGCTTCTTTGAGATGCTTACGAGTATGTGTTATTTGCTTCCCTTTCTCTTCTCTTCTGGGAATACAGATAAAACATTGGATTCTGTACAAATCATCATCAGTGACTTCTGTTGAGACGACCAACTTGATGTTTGTCTGACCAACAAGGCCAGAAATCTTATCCAAGATATTTACCAGATAGTTCTCAACTTCTGTTTGAGTACCGCTCTTTTCGAATTCGTAGCATACAGCCGAAACCAGTTGAACAAACTCTGAATCAGGGTCGTCAATAGGTACGCGCATACGCTCGAATTTCAGGTAGTCTGTACCTGTCATGTTAACGTCGTTTTTAAAATGTTCAAACACTACTGTTCTATCATGAGGAGTAAACGAGTAGTATAAGGCATCAGTACCGGCAGATAGACCTTCGTCCAACATATCTAAAAGATGTTCTTTCCAGTCTACATCTTTTTGGATGTGTTCTTGTGAGTATGGTTGGACATTCTCACTTTCGGCATGTTGACGAATCTTCATCATCTTTCCAGACTTAGTCTTATCCTTTAATTTTTCCTTTTTTACTTTGCCCTCGTATGATCGGCCATGCTCAATAACCTGATCGACAGGTGGTGCGGTCATCTTTTTATACAGTTGTATAAGAAGGTAGCCTATCACGACGACAACGGCTGCTGTGAGCATTTCGATAGCGACAGTGGAGGCTCCTACAAGCCACGTCTCGGTTGTCGGTGTTATCTCAACTCCTATAAGTTCCAGTAAACTAATACTCATAGAAACGAGAATGTCTCCAATCCTAATCGTAATTTGACTAATACGAGAGTGGATCTTTTGATACAGGGCTGTGAAAGGTGAAAACACAGCGGCCAATGTTTTGGCCGCAACTAGACCCGCACTGTGTCTGAAGGCTTGATACCACGGTATTTCGCGCAACATAGGAGACCACGTCGCTACAGAAACCGCTGTTCCCAACAGTTCAAGAGCAGCATTGGGGTCTACACAACCCAGGAACACTTGCACACCAATAGTAATCGCCATGGAGGCAATCGCTTGGTGGAATTCAC